AGGTCTTGGAACAGAGCCTTTAGCATTAGCTTTTGGAGGTGGACTTGGTCCATCAACAGGACTAACTACAACTGAAGAATTTACTGGAGAAACATCAGCAGCTAATATAAAAACATTTAGTACGAGTTAATTATGGCAACATATAGAGAATTACACGGTAAAGCAGTTAAAACAGTCACGACTAATCCAACGGATGATGCGGCTGAGGGACAAATCTGGTTTAACTCAACAGACAGTACATTTAAATCTGTAGTCATTGGTGACTCTATTGAATCTAAACCAGGAATTATTAGAGGCACTACTAGTTCGAATCAAATGGGTTCTTTCTCAGGTGGTTCGGCAGATGCTATGGTTGTGTTTGGAGGAAACCCTCCAGCTCCCGGTGGATCAACTACAACAGAAGAGTTTAATGGAAGCGGTTGGTCAAGTGGTGGCGCTATGAATAACAGTTTATTTAATAGATCTGGTTTTGGAACACTAACAGCAGGAGTTGCATTTGGAGGAAGAGTTCCTCCTGGAACATCTGATACGACAGAACATTATAATGGTTCTTCTTGGACAGCGGCAAATGCAATGCCAGAAGCAATTAGAGGTGGATGTGGTGGCGGACCCCAGACTGCAGGTATTGTATTTAATGGTTCACCTCCGCCAGGAACAGGTTCAGTTAAAACAAAATATTATGATGGTACTAGTTGGACTGTTCAACCGAACGATATGAACACAGCTAGAGTTAATGCTTCAGGATGTGGAGTTCAAACGGCAGCTTTAGCTACATCGGGAGAACCTGGTCCAGGAACTGTAACAGAAGAATGGAATGGATCATCTTGGACAACAGTTAGTTCTTTAAATACAGCAAGAGCTAATCAAGGACCTGCAATGATGCAGGGAACAAGCTCAGATTCAGTGATCTTAGGTGGAGACTCCCCTTATCCTTCTGGTTCTAGAGCTATTGAAAACTGGGACGGAACTTCATGGTCAACTAATCCATTAAGTTTAGTTTCACAAGGAAATGAACAAGCAGCTGGTCAAGGATCTAGTGCTTCTAGCGTTAGTGCTTTTGGAGGAAGCGCAGGATCTTCGTTAGCAGAACAGTTTAATAGATCATTTAATGTAGTTACAGCTGCAGCATTTGCTTCTGGTGGTAATTTAAATACAGCTCGAAAAGCAATGTATGGAGGCACTGTTGGAACTCAAACCGCTGGATTAGCTTTTGGTGGAAATCCAGGACCAGGAACAACTGACGGTAAAACTGAAGAATATAATGGCACATCTTGGACAGAATCGGGAGACATGAGTGCTGGAAGATCTTACACCGCTGGATTTGGAATTCAAACAGCTGCAGTTGTCTGCGGTGGTTATCAAAATCCTCCAGGGGCAAATTCAAATGCTACAGAAGAATATGATGGATCGTCTTGGTCAAACGGAAATACTATAAACACTACAAGAAGAGCGTTAGCTGGTTGTGGAAGTTTAACTGCTGGATTAATTTTTGGTGGATATGTTGGCCCTCCTCATTCTGCTGCTACAGAAGAATATGATGGAACTAATTGGACATCTTCACCTTATAGTTTAAATACAGTTACTGAGTTACATGGTGGAGCTGGTACTCAAACAGCGGGCCTATCTTTTAATGGAGATGGGGGCGGCCCTAACCCAACTCAAACTGAAGAATATAATGGGACTTCTTGGTCTGTAGGTGGAGTAAATATAAAACAAGGTGAAGGTGTAGGTTCTGCTGGTATTCAAACAGCAGCGTTAAGTTTTGCTGGAGCAAACCCTCCTTCTACTAATACAGCTATCGTATGTGGTTATGACGGAACTTCTTGGTCTACAAGGCCAAGCATGTCTACAGCTAGATGGGAATTAAGTGGAGGTGGAACTCAAGCTGCTGGACTAGCTTTTGGTGGGGCAGCACCATCAGTGACCGCTGCCACAGAAGAATTTACTGGAGAAACAACAACTTTGAACGTAAAAACACTTACACAAAGTTAATAAATATGTTATACAAACTTTAAAAGGAGGAAGACTATGGAAAACTTTTTATATGGAGTGCTTACTAACACTGGAAAAGGATTCTTTACAGCTGAAGATAGAAGAAACTTTTTTCTAAGAGGTTATCCTGCTAACGTCTGGGTTGTTGGAAATAATCCAAAAGGCGCTTTATGGATAGCTGATAAGAACGGTGTTTTTAAAACTAAGTCAGAAGCACAAGCTTTAGTTGATGCTGAAATACAAGCAGCACAAGCTGCATATGATGCATTGCCTGATGAAGAAAAAGCTGACCCAAATAAACAAAGACCATCTGACGTAACTCTTCCATAAGGATTTTAAATGTCTACGTACGAAAATTTACACGGCAGAAGAGTCAACGTTGTATCATCAAACCCTTCTAATCCAAAAGAGGGAGAGGTGTGGTATAATTCAACTTTAGGATTGCTTAAAGGGTATGTGTTATCACCTGCAACAGTATCATCTGGTGGTAATATGACCTTAGCACGAGCACAATTAGGTGGATGTGGAGCATCTCAAAATTCAGGAGTAATTTTTGGAGGAGAGGCCCCTTCTGTTCCATCCATCACTACAAAAACAGAAGAATACGATGGAACGTCATGGAGTAATGGTGGAGACGCTCCAACTGGAAAAAGTGATATGGTCTCAGTCGGAACTCAAACAGCAGCACTATGGGGTGGAGGATCACCTACTAGTTCAGCTTCATATTTATATAATGGAACATCTTGGACTGGAACTGGAGCTATGACTTTTGCTAATAGAGATGTTTATGGTGGTGGTGCAGGAACATCAACTGCTGGTTTATCAATTGGAGGGTTCATAAGTCCAGGTAATTATTCTTCAACCATGCAAAATTTTGATGGATCTAGTTGGACAAACATACCACAAACTTTTCCATCAGCACCTAAAACAAACACCTTTGCTACAGCAGGGACTCAAACAGCATGTATTTCAGCAGGACCAGGAACAGATTCTATAGAGTGGGATGGTTCTACTTGGACTGCTACAAATAATTTAGCAACTCCTCTCAACTCAGCGGTGCATAGTGGAACAGTATCTGGTAGTGTTTTAATGGGTGGAGGTCCAAGTTATAAAACAACTATTCAAACTTGGGATGGAACTAATTGGAGTAATTCACCATTAAGTCTTTCAACTGGTCGATCACAAGCGGCTGAAGCAGGGACTGCTACTGCAGCATATATTGCAGGTGGAGCAGATGGAACTCCTGATCATACAAATGCTACAGAAGAATTTAACGCTGCAGCTGTAGCTACTAAGACATTGACAACTGGTTAATATAATATATATTGCTGGATGAAAGGATTATTATGACAGAAAAAAGAAATATACATGCGTTAATAGAAAAAGAAGCACCTAGCTTAAATAATTTATTGGACCCAAATGATGTGAAGGCGTTTAAAGAAATGACAGCCGAGCTTCGTGACACATGGACCAAGAAACAAGTATTTAGAACAGAAACAGAAATGAGAATGTCTGTTTTACAAGACATGAAGTATCCAACAAAAGCTGCAAAGTATTGGCAGTGTGTTAGAGAACAAAACGTATTCTTAGAAAACTTAATGAGTTTATCATTTGATTGTAGACGTAAAGAGGCAAAAATTAAATGGTTGGAAAAAAAACTAGAGACAGAACAAGACGACTATAAACTAACAAAGTATCAAATAGATTTAGATGAAGAACGATACGGTTTAGCTAATATGCAATTAGTTGCTAAAGATAGAATGAGAGAAATTAAATTATGGTCTACATTAAAGAAAGAATTTGATGATGGCACATTTGATACACAAGATGTTAATAGACACCAATTAGATTCTTACCATTTAATAATGAAAAACAAAGCAGAGACATTAACATCAGGGTCTAGTCAACCTGAAGTATTTAATGTGTTAGGTCAATTAAAAAGCATAGAAAGAGTTAAAAAATCAGGAGAAATGATTTACAACAAGAAAGAAAAATTAACAAGTGACCTCGGAGCAAAAGACAAATAAAAAATTATTTTTTTTAATAGCGATGCCAAGGTCAGGAAATACCTTGTTTGCATCTATTATGAATCAAAATCCAAAAATAGTATGCACAGCTAATTCTATTACATTAGAAATAATGAAAGATTTGTTTTTATTAAAAGAAACAGATGTGTTTAAAAACTATCCAGATCATAGATCTTTAGATAATGTTTTAGATGTTGTGTATGATACTTATTATAAAGACTGGCCGCAAAGAATAATTATAGACAGGGGTCCTGTAACGACACCAGGTAATTTTGCATTAATGAAAAAACATTTTAAAAGACCTTTTAAATGCATTGTATTGTTAAGAGATCTTATGGATGTTTTAGCTAGTTACATGAAATGGTACACAAAAAACCCAGACGCTTTTCCTAATAAATATAATTGTAAAAATGATGATGAAAAATTAAGCATGATTATGAATAAAGATGGTGCTGTTGCTAAAGATTTGCAAGCTATAAAAAATTCTTATAATTATCCTGGAATGTGTCTTTATATAAAATATGATGATTTAGTTGCACAACCAGAAAAAGAAATACGTAGAGTATACGAATTCATAAATACGCCTTATTTCAATCATACATTCAAAGACTTGAAACAAATAAATATAAATGGTATGGGTTACGATGATACCATTGTAGGAAAGAATATGCATACTATTAGAACAGAAATAAAAAAGGAGTACAATCCTTATATAAATAAAATACCAGAAAGGATTAGAAATAAATATGAACACATCAAATTTTAAATTTGTTTTTTTAGGTCAATCTGTTTTAAGGTACCAAGTGCCTTTAGAAATATTTAATGTAATTAATGGAATATATGAAAATAAATATTCTGAATTAAAACCTGCAAATAAACAACTTGTTGGTAAAATAGAAAAAGAACATAGTTTATTTTATGATGGTGAAGATAGTAATAAAATGACTAAACATAACTACTTACCTAAAAATATATTAGTATGGTTTGTTGAAAAATTTAAACATTATTTAGAATGGAATAAAGTAAAAGGTTATGATATGCATTTTAATTCTGTATGGGTTAATCAAATGTTTGAACATGAATACAACCCTGTGCACGTTCACCAAGGATCGGCATATACAGGATTGTCTAGTGTTATGATTTTAAAACTACCAAAAAGTTTTGGTGTAGAGTATTCTGCATCAGAAATACCACAAAACGGTAGACTACAAATGTTAGGTGCAGCTTCTGGTCAATTTGCGAATGTAGATTATCAACCAATAATTGAAGAAAGAGATTTTTTTATTTTTCCTTATGACATGAGACACTGTGTATATCCATTTAATGGTCCTGGTTGGAGAAGAACACTTGCAGCAAACATGGATGTTTTGTATGACCCAATTAAAAATAGAGGAGTTAATTAATGTACGAAAATAAAATTATAACAGAACCTAAATGGAAAAGTTGGATAATACAAACAACAAGTCCATTATTTACACCAGATCAATGTAGACAAATTATAGAATGTGGTAGACGTCAACCACCACAAAAAGCACAAGTTGGTATGGGTAAACCTGGTGGTGGCACAGACACAAGTAAAAGAGTTACAACTATATCTTGGATACCATTTAAAGAAATGCAACACATGTATGAAGATCTTTATAAATTTATACAAAAAGCAAATGAAAACCATTTTGGTTTTGGAGATATTAGAATTACAGAAAACGCACAGTTTACAGAATATCCAGAGGGAGGTTTTTATGATTGGCATATGGACTGTGATACAAATATGGCTCATGAACCACCTGTTAGAAAAATATCTATGACATTATTATTAAATGATCCTTCAGAGTTTGAAGGTGGTCACTTAGAATTAGGTGGGCCAGGTAAATTTGGAGAACTTAAACAAGGTCATGCAATTTGTTTTGCATCTTTTATAAACCATAGAGTTCAACCAGTTAAACGTGGCCTTAGACAATCTTTAGTTGTTTGGTTTGGAGGCAAACCATTTAGATGATTAAAGAACAATTTTTTCCAACAACAATATACGGTAAAGATATAAAGTTAGATAATAGATTATTTGAAAAAGAAATAATTGAGTGGTCTAAAAAAGATCCTGGTGTTAAAAAAACAAATCGTAATGGTTGGCACTCTACAACTGAAATGCACAAGATGCCTGTATTTCAACCTTTAGTAAAAGAGTTATTTATAATGATGAATGATATATGGAAAGAGGAGTGGTTAGACAGAGAACCTCTGTTAGGAAATATGTGGGCTAATATAAACCCACCTGGAGGATACAATCAACCTCACATACATCCTAATAGTTTATTTAGTGGTGTCTATTATATAAAGGCACCTAAAAACTCTGGTAAATTAGCTTGTAATGACCCAAGACCAGGAGTTCAATTAAATATGCCCGTAAGAAAAAAAGGTCAACCACCAAAAGAATTATGGAGAGAGTGTCATTTAGAACCTGTTGAAGGTAGGATAGTTATTTTTCCATTCTATCTTTGGCATGGTGTTGAACCTAATCAATCAAATGATATAAGAATATCAGTAAGTTTTAATTTTATACAACATGGCTTTCAATAAATATCAAGTAATTAAAGGTGCAGTATCATACGAGTTAGCAAACTTTGTATTTAATTATTTTTTACTTAAACGTGATGCAGTTAAATTTATGTATGATAATAATATTATAGCTGACTCAGGTATGTTTGGAACGTGGGGAGACACACAAATACCTAATACTTATTCACATTATGCAGATCCTGTTATGGAAACACTATTAGTTAAAATGCTACCTATTATGGCCAAAGAAACAGGACTACAATTAATTCCTACATATTCATACTCTAGAATATATAAAAAAGGCGATGAACTAAAAAGACACAAAGATAGGCCTTCATGTGAGATATCTACTACATTAAATCTTGGTGGAGATCCCTGGCCTATATTTATCGATGGTACGGGGGCTGACAGCGTCATAGATGAGTATAAAAACATACATAAGCCTGATGCACCCAAAGGAACTAAAGTCTTGCTTGAAGTAGGAGATATGCTAGTATATAGTGGTTGTGAACTCGAACATTGGCGAGAGCCTTTTGACGGAAACATTTGCGGCCAAGTATTTCTGCATTATAATCATGTAAATGGCCCATTTGCTGAAAAAAACAAGTTTGATGGAAGACCAATGCTAGGTCTACCTTCATTTGTAAAATAGTATTATAATGGAGTCATATGCTACAAAAAATAGGTTTTCAGCCTGGAATTAACAAACAAATCACAGCCACTGGAGCAGAACAACAGTGGATAGACTGTGATAATGTTAGGTTTAGATATGGCACACCAGAAAAAATAGGTGGTTGGAAACAACTTGGCGACGATAAACTAACTGGTGCAGGTAGAGGTCTTCATCATTTCGTAAATAGCAAAGCTAGAAAGTATGCAATTATTGGAACAAACAGAATTTTATACGCATACTCAGGTGGTGTATTCTATGACATACACCCAATTAAATCTACAAACACGCTTACAAATGCATTTACCACGACTAACGGATCAGCAGTTGTTACAATAACTTTTAGTGGCTCTCATAGTATTAATGAAAACGATATAATATTATTAGATAATTTTTCATCTATAACTAATTCTGATTTTGCAGCAGCAGATTTTAATGATAAAAAATTTATGGTAACTAGTGTGCCATCAAGCACAACCATCACTATTACAATGCCATTAAATGAATCTGGATCTGGTGCAACAACATCAGGTGGTATTAGAGTGCAACATTACTATCCTGTTGGACCAGCTGTGCAAGCAAAAGGTTTTGGTTGGTCTCTTGGATCTTGGGGTGGAGAAACAGCGGGTGAGCCAGCTACAACATTAACAA